TGCTAGAAATATAGGATATGTACCACGCTCTAGGAGTGCTGCTAAGGCAGTTGTAAGTTTTGATGTAGCAACTAGTGTAGACACTGCTTCATTGACCTTACAGGCGGGTTTAGTGTGCACTGGGACAACGAATGAGAGTAATTATATCTTCTCAATACCAGAAAATATTACTACGACAGTAGTTGATGGTGTTGCTTCCTTTACAGACATTGAAATCTATCAAGGAACTTATCTTCAAAATACTTTTATTGTTGATGGGTCTCTCGATCAGAAGTTTATTCTTGATAATTCTTTCATTGATACATCGACAATTGTAGTTCAAGTAAAAGGACCTTCTGATACTGGACTAGGTAGAGAATATTCACTTGTTAATAATATCATTGATACAAAATCAACATCTGAAATCTATCTGATACAAGAAATTCAAGATGAGAAGTATGAACTTCTCTTCGGAGATGGATACTTTGGTAAGAAACTCGAAGATTCAACTGTAATCACGGTATCTTATATCATCACTGATGGTAAAGAAGGTAATGGACCAGCAAACTTCTCTTATCAGGGAAGAGTATTATCGGCAAATAATGCGATTGTAGTTCCAACAAACAATGTAACTATAACAACTACTTCAGCGGCAGCAAATGGCGGTGATATTGAGTCAATTAACTCTATCAAGTACTTTGCTCCAAGACTATATTCATCGCAGTACAGGGCGGTTACAGCACGCGATTATGAGGCAATTATTCAAGACATCTATCCAAATACAGAATCTGTCTCCGTTGTAGGTGGTGAAGAGGTAGATCCACCACAATTTGGTAATGTTTTGATTACGATTAAACCGAAGAATGGTGATTATATCTCCGATTTTGATAAGGAACAGATATTAACTAAACTGAAGCAATATTCATTATCAGGTATTAATCAGAAATTATTAGACCTTAAAGTTCTTTATGTTGAGATAGATACAGCAGTTTATTATAACTCATCACAAGTAACAAATGTGAATGATTTGAAAACTGCTGTTATTTCAACACTGAATACCTATGCACAATCTAATATCAACAAGTTTGGTGGTAGATTTAAGTATAGTCAAGTTTGTAAAGTAATTGATAATGTAGATAATGCAATCACATCAAACATCACTAAAGTGATTATGAGAAGAAACTTGAAAGCACTTGTAAATCAAGTTGCACAATATGAATTATGTTTTGGTAATAAGTGTCATATAAATCCAGATGGATTCAATCTCAAAACCACTGGATTTTCAATTAGTGGAAAAACTGGAACTTTCTATCTAACAGATACTCCAACTAAAGATGCTAATGGAAAACTCACCAAAAAAGGTGTAGTATCAATTGTTAAAGATATTGATGCTCAAGGAAACTACCCAGTCGAAATTAAGTCTGCTGGAACCATAGATTATGAAACTGGAGAACTTATGTTGAATCCAATCAACATATCATCAACAGTAAAAGCAAACAATGTAATTGAGGTTCAATTATATCCAGAATCAAATGATGTTATTGGTCTCAAGGACCTGTATTTGAGTTTTGCTGTTGGCAATAGTAAGATAAATATGGTTAAAGATACTATTACTTCCGGCGAAAAGATATCTGGAGTCGGATACAAAGTTACTTCAAGCTACTTAAACGGAGAACTAAAGAGGGTATAAGATGATACAAACAGGTGTTGGTGTTGATAAGAGAGTACAAGTACAGCAATTAATAGATAACCAGTTACCAGAATTTATTCTATCAGAAAGTCCAAAAGCAGTAGATTTTCTAAAGCAATATTATATTTCTCAAGAATATCAGGGTGGTCCTTTAGACCTTGCTGATAATCTTGACCAATATCTTAAATTAGATAATTTAACTCCAGAAGTAATAACTGGTTCTACAACTCTGTCTGCTGATATTACTTCTTCAGATGATGTTGTTCAAGTTGCATCCACTAAAGGTTTCCCAAATCAATACGGATTATTCAAGATTGATGATGAGATCTTTACCTACACTGGTTCCACAACAACATCTTTTACTGGTTGTATTCGTGGTTTTAGTGGAGTCACCAACTATCGATCAAAATTAAATCCAGATGAATTAGTATTTGAAGAAACTAATCAAGCAGCACACACCTCTGGTGCTACAGTAACTAATCTCAGTTCTCTCTTCTTAAAAGAGTTTTATAAAAAACTCAAGTATTCTCTGACTCCTGGATTAGAAGAAGTTGAATTCGCTTCTGATGTTGATGTTAATAACTTTATTAAACAAGCAAGAGACTTTTATCAAGCAAAAGGTACTGAAGAATCTTTTAGAATTCTTTTCAATGTCTTATATGGAGTAAATCCAAAAGTAACGGATCTTGAAAGTTATCTGTCAAAGCCTTCTGCTGCAAAATACTTAAAAAGGGAAATTGTAGTTGCAGAAGCAATCAGTGGTGAGGCTAAGAATTTAATAGGTCAAACTATTAGAAAATCTTCCGACTCAACAACACAAGCACCAGTTTCTGAAGTTGAAGTCTTTGCAAGACCTGGTGTAGGCACTTTTTATCGTCTCTATCTTTTTGTTGGATATGATGATAATGATTTAATTGAAGGCAATTTTACTATCCAACCAAAAACAAGAGTAATTCAGACTGTACCAGTTGGGTCATCTACTATAACTGTAGACTCTACGATTGGTTTTGCTAATTCTGGAACTCTCATTTCTGGAAATAATACAATTACATATACTGATAAAACTATTAACCAATTCCTTGGTTGTAGTGGTATTACTGAGGAGATTGCTTCAAAATCTGATATCAGAAACGATGAGTATTATTATGGATATGAGAATGGTGATACGACTAAGGAAGTTAGAATTCGCTTAACTGGTGTATTATCTAAGTATGAATCTATCATTGATAATTCTTTAACTACCGAAGGTGAGAAAATTTATGTTAAAAATGTTGGTGAAAGAATTCTAAATCCAGAAGATGATAAGAGTTATAAGCAAATTTTTGCTAATTCTTGGGTTTACAATACTAGTACTCGTTTTGATATTGAAAGTATTAGTGGATCTAACTTTGTTGTAAAAACTGATATTGATAAGTCTCAATTATCTGTTGGCGATAAAGTTAATATTCTGAATGGATCTACAGAAAATATCGTCCATTCAAACGCTACTGTATCATTAATAGACAATGCAAATAGACAGGTTGTTTTAAGTGATCTTACTGGATTTACGGTTGATCCTAATCAAACATATACTTTCAGAAGAAATCTAAAGACAGCATCAAGCTCTGGAACTCCAATTGCACAAGGTAATAATGTAATTACTAGTGATATTCAAAATGTTTATAATGAAGACAATGAGTATATGTATGTCACATCAAACTCATTACCTTCCTATGAGATTGATAATAATGTTAAAAAATCCACCCTCACATCTGCAGTAAACGGTACCAGTCTTCTTGGATATAATCAATCAACAGAAAAATATTCTATTATTTCTTTCCCATCTTCAGTTCCTTTCTTAACTGGCGATGAAGTATATTATAGTGCACAGACAGATGTTTTAGATGGTCTTGAGGAAAAGACTTATTTTGTAAAAGTATTGTCTCCCAATAATAGAATATCTCTTCACGATGCAAGATCTTTAATTGATGCTGGTATTGCAGTAGAGTTCAAATCAACAAATACTAGTGGTTCTCATTCACTTACTTTAAATTATCAGAAAGAAGAAGAAATATATCCACAAAAACTTCTTAAAAAATTCCCATTACAGCATAATATTAAGGATGGAACTTCTATTAATACCGAAGTTGGATCTGTTGGAATGCTTATCAATGGAGTTGAAGTATTAAACTACAAATCTTTAGATAAGGTTTATTATGGACCTGTTAAAGAAGTAAAGGTATACAACAAAGGAAAAGATTATGATGTAATTAGTGCCCCATCAGTAACTGTAGATGACCCTATTGTTTCATCAGGAACAACAGCACTTGTGCAACCAGTTATTAGTGGAAGTGTAAAAGAAATTCTTGTAGATCCACAAAACTTTGATATTCAAAATATTCCAGCAGTATCCATTTCTGGTGGTAATGGTTCTGGTGCAGTTTTACAACCAATTCTTGAAAAAAGAAATAGAGAAGTATTCTTTAGTCCTAAACCAACAACACAAGGTGGTGGTATTAATGTAACTGATAATACTATCACTTTCCAATCCCAACACTATTTTACAGACGGGATGGCTGTTGTTTACGACAATAAGTCCGATAACACTGTTGCAGGTATTTCTTCAATCAGTAATGTTGGTATTGCTACGGTTTTAGGTAGCGGTAATAATAATATTCAAAATACAACTCTTAGTCAAAATTCTCTTTATTATGTAAAAGTAATTGGTGCTAATGTTGGTCTGAACACAGTTCAACTGTATACTAGTCAGACAGATGCTTTATCTGGAATCAATACTGTTGGTCTTACCACACAGTATGGTAATGGAGTCCAAGCATTTAGGGTATATGAACCAAAGAATACTTTAAAAGCAGTTAAGGTTATTAATCCAGGAACTAATTATAGAAATAGAAAATTAATTGCAAAACCATCCAATATATCAATATCGGATGATTCTATTGTATTTGAGAATCATGGTTTTGATGACGGAGACATTGTAAATTATTCCATTGATACTGGTGGTGTTATTGCAGGTGGACTCTCTACAACAACAAGTTATCGTATTTTAAAAGAAGATAATAGTAGATTTAGACTTGCCAATGCTGGTGTTGGAGCAACAATTCTAACAAACTACACAAGAAGAAATTTTGTTGGTATTACTTCTGTTGGTTCTGGTTATCAAATCTTCTCATATCCAGATATCACTGTAAGTGTCTCCGTTAATTATGGTGATATAACTGGAATAGGAACAGACAATGTTGGTGTAATTACTGCTACTCCTATAGTAAGAGGAGAAATTATTGATGCTTATTTGTATGGAGAGGGAACTGGATATGGATCTAGTACATTAAATTTCCATAATCCACCAAATGTAACAATAAGATCTTCAACAAGAGATGCTGAATTTAAAGTAATCACATCACAAGGAAAGATTACTAAAGTTCAGGTAACATATGGCGGCACTGGATATACATCTGCTCCAGATTTAGTAATCAATGGTAAAGGTATTGGAGCACGCTTGAGAGCGATTGTAAACGCTTCTGGAGTGCTTACAGCAGTTGTTATCTTAAACCCTGGTGCTGGATATGATGATACGACAACGATTTATCCTAGACCAGTAGGATCTTCTGCAACAATATATGCAAGTGTTAGAGATTTGAATGTCAATAGGCACAGTAGATATAGTGATGATTCTGTTTTAAAGAATATAAATGGAAGCACTGGTCTTCAATATGCTGCAATTGGATACTACAATCAATTGCAAGACGGTGTTTTTGAAACCTTAGATACTGATAATATTACACACTCACCAATCATTGGATGGGCATATGATGGAAATCCAATCTATGGACCATATTCATATACAGATTCTGATGATACAGGATCAACTGTTATTCCACTTCAGTCTGGTTACACTTTAAACACATCAAATGTAACAGATAGACCTTCTGGATTCTCCGCTGGTTTCTTTGTAGAAGACTATACTTTTGATAACTCTGGAAATCTTGATGAATATAATGGAAGATTTGGAAGAACTCCAGAATTCCCAAATGGAGTCTATGCATACTTTGCATCCATAGACACAAACTCCACAAAATCAGAATTCCCATACTTCATTGGAAATTCTTACAAATCTATTCCACTTGAGCAAAACTTAGATCAAGGTTTTGATTTTAATAGCACAACTCTTGTAAGAAATACTTTCCCATATAATGTCTTTGATGAGGGTGCGGACAATGACTTCTTATTGGAGCCTTATGAGGTAATTCCACAAAGTGCTACTATTGAGTCTATATCCAAAGGTTATGTTCAGGGGTTTGTAATTAACGAGCCTGGAGATCTTTATAAAGTTGGAGATGTTGCTGTTTTTGACAGCACTGGAACAGATGGAAGTGGATTAGCAGCAGAAGTTGGTTCCATTAAAGGTAAGAATATTAATTACATTACCACAACAGTAGACACATTCACAAATTCTTCTGTTGTTTGGAAAAATTCCTCTAATTTGTTAGTACAAACAACTTCAAATCACTCATTTAGTGATGGGGATACTGTAGTAATCTCTGGTGTATCAAGCTTTATTGGAGGACTAACAAATTCTCATGTAATTGGCGTTACATCAGAAAGCACATATCTGTTAGACCAACTAGCAATAAATGCAACTGCTGGTGTAGTAACAGACATCTATGTAACCACAAATCCAAGTTTTGTTTCTGTTGGGTCTACATTAGGAATTGGAACTGAAAGAGTTCGTGCTCTTAATGTCTTCCCAGAGAACAAAGTAATTAGAATTGAAAGAGGAGTTACAGGAACTGCCCATACTGATGGTGCAGAAGTATTTACTGTTCCAGATACATTTACAATACCACTTTCTGTCGATTACTTCGAACCACCTCTCGATAGTATAAAATTCTTCAATCCACAACAATCAATCGGTATTGGAACTACTGCAGGTATAGATGTTTCCAATGATTACGAAATAGGTCAATTCACACAATTTATTTCAGTTCCAACTCAATCAATTTATATCCCCAATCATCCATTTAAGACGAATCAGGAAGTAATATTAACACGCCCTAGTGGTGCAAATGCAATATCTGTTGCAACTACTTCTGGTGCAGCAGCATTTACTATACCACAAAGTGGTGATACCGAAACACTGTTTGTAATTAATAAGTCTAAAGATTTTATTGGTCTGACCACACAAGTTGGATTAACAACTAATACCAATGGTTTATTCTTTACTGCATTTACTGCAAATGCCGACGACAATGACTACAAGTATTCTTTAGAAACTAATCTGAGTCAAGTAACAGCAAGAGTTGAGAGAGTTACCGCAACTATTGGTGTAACAACAAGTCATGAATTAACTGCTGGAGATTCAATCACTTTAGATGTAAAACCAAATCAGTCAGTTGGTATTGGAACTTCAACAGCAGTAAGAGTTAAGTATAATAGTAATAAAGACAAACTATTGATTAATCCTATTGGATTTACATCAGTCGGAGTTAACAGCACAACTAATGTATTAACTTTGACTAATCATGGTCTTAAGACTGGAGAGAAAGTCTTCTATGATTATACAGATAATAATATCACTGGTCTTGATACTGGATCATATTATGTCTATAGAATAGATGATAATCAAATCAATCTTACTCAGACATATTACGATGCCTTATTAGAACCACCAACGGTAGTATCTTTTGCTTCTACTGGAGGAGCGAGTCAAGAATTATCATTGATTAATCCACAACTGAAACCAATAAAGAATAATAATCTTGTATTTGATGTATCAGATTCTTCTCTTAGTGGATATAATTTCAAAATCTTTACAGATAAAGATTTTAATAACGAATTTATTTCTGTTGGATCTGGAACTACATTCGGTGTTATAGGTGTTGGGACTATTGGTGTTTCTGCAAGTGCAACAGTAACTTTGAATTATGACGCTGGTCTTCCATTACAACTCTATTATAATATAGAAAATTCTGGATTTATTAGCACTTCCGATAAAGGTGTTGGGAATGGATCGGAGATAGTATTTGTTGATAGTCTTTATAATGGAAACTTTAAAGTTTCTTCCAGTGGACTTGCTGTTACTACTTTCCAAGCAAATCTTAAGGCACTACCAGAAGTATTAACACACAACCAGAATACAACTTCTACCCTCGAATATTCAACTACCTCCGCAAGTGCTAAGGGTGGTGTGAAGACAATGAAGATTAATTATGGTGGACAAAACTACAAGAAACTTCCAGAATTTGTATCAATAACTTCAACTGAAGGCGTAAGTGCTGATATTATTCCAACATCGACAAATATTGGAAAAATTAAGTCGGTTAAAATTAACAATCCAGGATTTGATTATTCTGCTGATAAGACATTAAGTCCAGAGGTATTCATTTCCCCCAATATCACTATTATTAATAGAAGTACAGTTTCAAGCGTTGAAGTTGTATCTGGTGGATCTAACTATACAACTCCACCAAACTTAGTATTGGTCAATCCAGAAACTGGAGAAAAATATGATAATGGAGTTTTGGAAGCAAATCTTCAGGGAACATCTATTCAGTCTGTTGATGTAGTTGCTGCTCCATCAGGATTGTCTGAAAACTTGAGTAAGGTTTACGCAGTTGATAATAGTAACGGTATTAATGTAAATCAAGTTGCATATACCCAAGCAACAGGAATTGTAACATTTACATTAGCAACTCCAATTGCTGGTCTTTCTTCATCTCTCTTTAGTGTTGGGGAAAAGATTTATGTTGAAGGTGTAGGACTCTATAGCACTACTGGAGAAGGATTTAATTCTGAAGATCATAATTACACTTTATTCACAGTAACTCAATACGCTGCAGGACCTGCAAATAATCCAGCTACACTGCAAATTAATATCTCTGGAGTTACTACCAATCCAGGTATTGCTAAGACTAATCAATCTGGTTACGCAATTCTTATTAAAGAGAGTGACTATCCAGTATTTAAAGTTTCACAAACTAACAAAGATTTCAATGACGGTGAAAAACTTTCTACTGTAGAAGGAACAACAATAGTACCAAGAAATCTGGTAATCACAGAGTCTCTAAATGACCAGATTAAAGTTTATGGATCTTATGAATTGAAGGAAAATGATGTTATTGTTGGAGATGATACTGGAACTAGAGCAACTATTAAAACTATAGAAGAGACAAAATCTTTCTTCAGAATTGACTATTCATTGAAAAAAGATGTCGGTTGGTCTGATGATATTGGAAAGTTGAATTTAGATTATCAGGTTATTCCTGATAATGACTACTATCAAAATCTCTCCTACACGGTCAAGAGTCCAATTACCTATGAGCAGCTAGTAAATCCAGTAAATAGACTTCTTCATACTACAGGTCTTAAGAATTTTGCTGATGTTGGAATTACTAGTACCGTTGGATTTGCTACAACATCAATTCAACAATCAACAACATTTGCACTCATTGATTTAATCAGTGATAATAGAGTTGATACGATTAATAATTATGATTATGGTCTTGATATTGATGTTGAGAACAATAAATCAAAATTTGTTAAAGTTCAGAATAGAAAATTAACGGATTATATTAAGTGTATTTCAAATAGAGTTCTTTCTATAGACAACATTAGCAGCCAGTTCTCAAGTGGTAATATCATAAGCAATTTCTATGTTGATATTGATAATTACAATATCGATGATGGATATAGTAGATTCTTAGTTCAAATTACAGACCCAGATAATAATGAAAAGCAATCTACAGAGATTGTAACTTTACCATCAGTTTCTGATGATATTGTAACTGTAGAAAAAGCATCTTTATATAATACAGATTCTTCATTGGGTGATGTCTCTGGTAATATTTCTGATTCTGGAAATCTTTCGTTAAGATTCACCCCAACAGAGCAATATACAAAAGACTATGATATTAAGGTCTTAAAGAATAATTTCAATAGTGAATTAGCAGGTATTGGAACTCAATCTCTTGGTCTTATTAATCTTACTTCTAGAATCAATACATCAGTTGGTATTGGATCAACTGCAACGATTATTGGAGTCTCAACAAATACTAATAACGCAATATTTGTAATTTCTGAAGTTATTAACCCAACTTCTAAGGAAAGAACTTATGTTGAAATGTATATTGACCATGATGGAGTAGACACTAACATCAGCGACTACTTCTTTGATAATAATCAATCTGTAGAGTTGTCTTCAAACTTTATAGGAACATTTGCTTCCGATATATCGTCTAATACCTTAAGTCTTAAGTTTACAAACAGCACAGAGTCAAATGCAGTAAATGTGAGGTCTAGAATCGTCGGATTTGGAACTACTGCCGCTGGAATCAGCACATATACATTTACTACTACTGGTCAAACTGCCGATCAGGCAGATACTGTACAACTGCAAAGTAATTTTGTAGAAGCGACTGGAATTTCTACAGTAGTAAGTTTGGGTTCTACGACCAACTTTACCACAATTAAAACACTTGCTAGAGTTAGTTACGGTTCAACCTCCGCACTGCATCAATTACTGGTTGTTAATGACGGAACAGATGTATATACTTCTCAGTATTCTTATCTGTCTGCTAATAGTGCAACAGGAATTGGAACATTTGCTGGAGCAATCGTTGGAACTAATTTAGACTTAAGGTTCTATCCAGATGCTGGAATTACCACAGATGTTTTAATTCAATCTTATAGTGAAATTATTAAATCTGAAATTGATTTGGTAAATGATCCAGATACTCTCTCATATGGACCAATCACTGAAGATGTATTGGTCGCTCAATATAATGCACCAAATGGAAATAGAGTTAATGTAACAGAATTTGAGATGTTACATGATGAAACTCCAATCTTTATGAAGACATTCAATCCATCTAATGCAAGTGTATTGAATCCCGTTACTGGAGTATTCACTATTAAAGACCACTTCTTCAGCACTGGTGAAGAGTTAATTTATAGACCAGGTGATACATTTGGTAATACTGCTACTGCTGTAAGTATTGGACAAACTAGTAGTGGTGGCGTTGGTATCGGTACAACGACCATTCTTCCATCAACAGTTTATGCAATTAAAATTAATAATGACCAGTTTAAGATTGCAACAGTAGCAGCTTTTGCAACTACATCTGGTATTGGAGTTACATTTACGGATGTGAGTGGAAAGGGCAATGCTCACGAATTAGAAATGGTCAAGAAGATGGAGAAATCTATTATCTCCATTGATGGTGTTGTCCAGAGTCCTATTGCTTATACAGCAATCAATCACTCTCTCACATTTGGAATTAATTCTACAGAGACTATCTTTGCTCTCTCTGGAATTTCTAGCATAACTCCAGGAAATATCCTTAGAATTGAAGATGAATATCTCAATGTAACTTCAGTTGGATTTGGAACTACTTCTTCGGGTCCAATCACTGGAATTGGAACAACTGCACTTGTTGAAGTTGAAAGAGGATTTGTTGGATCTTCAGCAACTACTCACGCAGGTCTTACGACTGCTAGAGTTTATATTGGTTCATTTAATATTGTTAAAAACAAGATTCACTTTACTGAAGCACCATTAGGAGATCCTTTAGATATATTGAATTCTTCAGAATTGGAATCTCCAGAATCAACATTCAATGGAAGAGTATATTTAAGAAAAGATTATTCAAGTAATCAAATCTACGACAACATAAGCGATTCGTTCACTGGTATTGGTCAAACATACACTCTTACTGTTGGTGGTGCAAATACCACTGGAATTGAGACTGGTAGTGGAGTATTGTTCATCAATGATATTTTCCAAACACCAACAACTGATAATAATACCGGAAACAATTATCAATTCTCCGAAAATGCTGGTATTTCTAGCGTGGTATTCAGTGGAATTACAACTGCTGGTGGATTATTAATCTCCGAATATGATGTAAATCAAAATCAACTCCCAAGAGGTGGGGTTATTGTTTCCCTCGCATCTACACCAGGTCTTGGATTCGCTCCTCTTGTAGGTG